GTACTGGATCACCATGACCGATTGGCCGAATTTGGTCAGCTTCTTCATAACCACGTCGGTCGGAACGATCACGAGGGGCTTGCCGACGCCCTTCCGGTTGATGCTCAAGTCCTGGTCAATTTCGTTGATGGAGTTCTGAGGGGAAATGATGTCGTTGACCCCGGAATCGGACCAAAACCGGCCCGGCACGAAATGATAGTGAAAGTCGGTCAAGGTGTAATCCCACTTTCCATCCTTGGAAACCTTGATCGGCATGCGGTCATAGTTGAAAATGATCGAATCGTCCACCATCGCCGCATAACGGCCGCGCGGGCTGTCCTTGGTCGGCCGCATTTCGACTTCTTTGAAAACGACCATATCCTCGTTGTCCTGGATCGATTGGCTGAAATCCAGCCCGTCGCCCTTCCACGGGGAGACGTTCGCCACGAGCCGCGCAAGCTGCCGCTCGTAATCGATCATGGTTTGATCCGATCCGGTTACCTTGACCTTGAAAGTATCCTCCACCCATTCCCTCGGCCGCAAGCTCTTGATGCCGACGTAGCGCTTCATTCGGAGGGTGTCTCCGTATTGATCCACCACGACCGAAAACGAGGAAAGAGCCTCGGAAACCACGTTGCCGGTCTTGATCGGGTTGCCCTGCTTGTCGAACATCCAGGCATCATCCTCCATGTTCACATAGGTCCGGTCGAAAGCGGTCCCGGTGAGAATCATCCAAATGGCAACCTTTTCCTTTTCGTCGAGGTGCCGCTCGTCGTCCCACGTCTCCAGCCATCGGAGGAAGCTCTCGGCCATGTCGGCGGCTTCGCGGTCCTCCTGGTCGTTCGAGTTCGGCCAAATGTTGACCGTGTAATCCTTGTTGAGAATGAGGGATTTGATCGACCGCACGAAATCCCGGATGATGTTCGCCACGGGCGTCGGCAGGTAGGGAGAGGGCATCAAACGCCGAAACGTGTTTTGCCCTCTCACCCACTCGAACCATTGTTCGCCAAGGTAATAGAGGATATTCCGAAACCAAACCCGGTGCATCAACTGCATTTCGATTTGCCGTCGGTCGTTGAAAAGCTCATCGAAAATGCCTTTAAGCTTGTTCTCGTCCATATTTTCACCCTCCTGGGTTGATCCTGCCGGGTTGTGGTTGTGCCGCTATGTTCGTTCTATATCAGCGATTCGGCCGCCCTGGTGCGCATCGCGCGGAGACGCGAAGAAATGTGCAGCAACTTCGGCGGAAGGTCGGTCAGGTAATGACTCAGGCACTTCGAAACGGGTTGAGCCGACGAGCCGGTAACCCCCTTAACATCGGAGTTCCCGGAAAGCCGGTCGATCAATTCCTCGGCCGCGTCCAAGGCCTCAAACACTTCGCTAAATGCGCTCTCGATCAAGTCAATCCGGTCGGCCGGCTGTGGGGGCGCTGAGGGCGCTCTCATGTTCGCAACCATGCTTTCGGTCAAGTCTCTTTCCAAGCGCTCTTTCTTCGCCGGCCAATCCTCCGGTGCCGTCGGCGTCCTGCCGGGCGCCATGCTGAGGGAAAGCGTCAACGGCACGGGTCCGTTTCCTTTCCACCCTTCGCGGACTTCAAACTTCGTGGCGATGCCCTTCCCTTGCAGCGCCGACACGAGTTCCGGCACGGATTTCCCCTCCAGGGGCTTTTTGAACAAAATCGTCTTGGTTCTCATTTTCCCGCCATCCTTTTTCGCCATACTCGCCACTCCTTTCATGGTTGTTTTTTGCGATCGTCGTCGGGCTTCCAGCCGTGATCGATCGCGTTCAAAAGCCGCTTCTGCCGCTCGGCGTTGCGCTTGGTCATGTGCCGCCCCTTGGTCCCCCCTGGGGTCGAGGTGCGATAGCCCTTACCGTCCTTTTCCTTCTCGATTTCGACCGGCATTTTCCTTTTCCTTCTGCAAAACGGTTATGAATTGGGTCAAAACCCGGATCGCTTCGTCGATCCCGCTGCCGATGTCCACCCCCATCGGGTAATCCTTGTCAGCCGGGCCGGTCTTGGTCTTCGGGAAGCAAAACCGCATGTACCGCCGGCCGTCGGTCCCCTCGAAATACGGGTTCAGGCTGATTTTTTCCCCGTACTTGGTGAGTTTGATGCCCTCGTGTTCCCGCCCGATTTGGACATGGTGAAGCTCGATTGTCTCCGGCTTCGGACCCTTGGGCTTCGAATAGTTTTGGTTCATGTTCCGCCCGCCGGAGGACGGGCCGCCGTCATTGTATCCCATTTCCGCGCTTCCTTTGTTCCTGGGTTTTGGCCATTGTGTCGATGAATTCATGCCATCGTCGCGCCCCGGTCTTGGTTTCCATGCGAAACGGCATCAACGGCCGCGCCGTCTCAAAGCGTAGAGAATAAATGAAGACGCCCGTTGGTGCGTCTTTTTTCCAGTAATCCCAAACGACATTGACGCCCTTTCCGGCTCCAAGGTCGAATGGGAAAGAAAGTTCCTTGGGAGGGCTTTTATACCCTCCAGGAAGGTAGACCGTCCTTGGAATTTCGAGCATCAAACGGCGCCCTGGCCTATCAGAAAGGCCGCCAGAATCCCCAGCATCGCCAACCCGTAGGACACGCAAAGAATCAATCGCTCTTTCATGTGACCGGCATCCCCAATGAAATTTCTTCCTTTTCCTCGTCCNTGTCGTTTTGCGCCTTGGCTTNCTTGAAAAATTCGCTCAAGGTCCGACGGGCCGCCGGCTGGCAAACCGCTTGCCCGGCCGCGTAGGTCGTGAAGTCGCGGGACATGAGNCGGTTGAAAAGGTCGTCGTTGAATTTGGTCAGCCGTTTGCGCTCGATCGCGTGGGTAACCCCCTGGTACAGAATCACGAGCAACAAAACGACCACGGTTGCCATCAGAAAAGTTGAAGTTTGGAATTCGAATTCTACCATTGTCCGNCCCCTCCTTTTCAGGGATGGAAAACCCCGGCCGCGCCACAAACCAAATGCACCTCATGGGTCGTGACGGGTCGGTATGCGGTTTCAAAGGTTTCCTTCGGGCTCCACGAAACATAGCCGTCAGGATAGACCACTTTGTAACCGGCCCGGTTTTCCGCCCCTTTGAATTCCTGGCCGCGCGATTGATGGNACGCNANTTCGTCCATCGGCTCGGCCAGAATGATTTTNGCTCCGATAAATGCTTTCATTTCTTTCACCTCCGACGTTGATGGTTAAACGACTCTGAGCCCCCTTTGATAAAACGGGCTCAAAACCCCCGCGCCATGCGGCCGGTAATCCCACGGCCGCACCTTGATAAAGGCGTTGCGTCTCCAGGCTTCGCATGCGTCGACGCAAGCCGAACCCCCGCCGGATGCACCGATGCAATGAAGCGAATCGACCATGATTTCGACGTGGATGATCCGATCGTCGGTCGCGCCGGCCTTGAAAAAAATCAGGTCGCCCGGCTGGGCGTCTTTCCACGGCATGTCCACGAAGCCGGGTTTGAACTTATCGTAAAGGGCCGCCGCCGTGAAGTCGGTCTTGTGCGGCAAAAGCCCTATGGATTGCAAGCACTCACACGCGAAGCCGGAGCAATCAAAGCCGCTCGGATCGTCGCCGCCCCAAAGGTATGGGGTTCCAAGGTAATGCCACGCCACTCGCATCATCAGTTCGCGTTTCTTCGCTTCCACGGGGAGCCCTCCGTCAGTTTAGTGAAACCAAGGGGAAAAGGATAAGCTTGATGCCGCCCCCTGGGTGCGGGATTTCCTTGCCGGCCATGTCGACCGCCGGAGCCGCAAACGCCGGCCCACGGCTCGAATGATCCTGTGCAAAGTCCGGCCTGGGGATGTAGTCGATGGGATGTTCCTCCACCCGGCCGTCTGAAGTCTCGTTGCTATCGGCCAAATAGGCGTCGATTTCCGCTGAGTTCTTGAGCCCGGTCAGGTTGCATGCTATTTCGCCGATCATGTCCGAAAGCTTGAAAAGCCCTCGCGCGGTCGTCGGCAAGGCCAAAACGAGTTTGCCCTCCGCGTCCACGCACTCCACGGTAATCACACCATCGATCACCTTTATCCCGATCCCGCCGCGCCGCTTGCTCATTCCCACCCCGTTTCGTTCGCTTGTTCGATGTCCTCNCGGATTTTCTGCAACTCGCCCCATACCTCTTGGTGCGCCTTGGGGATTTCGGCCAGCTTCGACTTTCGCTCGGCCTCTTTCACCTTGGCGTCGATTTCGGCTTCCGTGAATCCGTATGCCCTGGCCATGACAACGTGGCAAGCTTCATCATAGACGTGATCCTCTTGCTCGGTGTCTATNTCCTCCGGGTTGTCCTCGTCCATCGCAAGCGCCGGCATGGTGCGGAGGAAATGCCGGCACTCGGACGAGACGACCAACTTCGGTCGCACGTTCGACTGTTGCGGAATGACAAGCCGCTCTCGCATGGCTCGGATTTTAAGGACTCGGCTTGGATCGCCTGGGCGAAGAATGAGGCCTTTTCCTCTAAAAACCTCCGCAGTACTTGGGCCTTGTCCACCTCCAGCGTAATCGGCTTTTTTGTTCCAACAATCAGGACCGGCGATTCGAACGATATGCCGGCCAGCAATGCCAAGCTTATGCTCTTTCTCAATGATCCCGTCTGCAATAGCAGAATCGGGCATCCGTAGCCCTTCGTCCGGCACTCCGTTGTATCCGTACCACTCAGAAAACCGATAGAGCCGGTCCTCAGCATCNCACCACCACCAACCGATTGAGAAGGGCTTGCCGAACCCCCAATCGAACGTTTGGTACAGCGCCACATAAGCCGGCGGCGCCGCCTCTTTTGCGGTGAGGATATGCCGGTGCGTGATGTTGAACGCTTGCCCGATGTAAACATCCCAATCCCCATCCAACCAAGCTTTTCTCAAAACCGGGTCTTTGATCCCGGTCAACTGTAGGACGTACTTCGGATCGTTTTCAACCAAAATCCGGTTGTCGGCCAAAAACGATTGGATGTAGACCTTGCGGAGCCCTTGCTCGTCGCGCCATGACGTTCCGCTCGGAATCCCGCCGGTCCCNAGCCGGAAATGCTCCTTTACCTGGAGGTGGCCCGGACCCCCTGGGTTGCCCGTGCAGAAAATCGCGGTCGGTATCCCGTGGGGCGATCGGTTCGCGCCTTTCAGCTTGTCGAGCAACTTCGAGAACCAAGGGAAGTTGGTACACTCGTCGACGCTGATTTCTGGATATTGATGCCCCTGGATGTCTTCGGCTTGCTCCAGCCGTTGAAAGGCCAGCATCGACACATTGGCGCCGTTCGCAAACCGGATGTAGTTCGGCTGGGATTCGCCGCCGATCCGTTCGGCCGGCAAGCCGTGGGCGATCAACTCGTCCCATCGGCGCCGGAGTTCGGCAAAGTCCTTGTACTTCCTCCGGGCGATCAAGCCATTCCATAAGCCCCCCCATCGTTCCACTCCAATGAGGTGCCGGCCGATAAGCGCATCGCTCTTGCCGCCGCCCCGCGTCCCGCCGAAAATGATTTCATCGGCAGGACACGAGACGGCCAGCATTTGCGGGCCGGGTTGTGGGGTCCACAACGCCACAAGCTAGACCTCCGGTTCGGGCTCCGGCGCGGCCGGCGTGTTCTCGGTCAAGGTGTCTTCGATTTTCTGGATGCTGAGAGTCATGTTCTCGGCGATCGAATCCACCTGTGCTTGCTGGGCCGGTGTTAGGTCGCGCTGTTTGAGCGCTTCCAGTTCCGCCTTGATGCCGTCCACGGCCGCCCGGAAACCATCCAGCGCCGTGTTAAGGGCATCGATCCTTGTGATTTGACTTTCCGATAACGCTTTGAGTTCTGCCAAGGTCGCCATGATGGAATTCTCCTTTTCGATGATTGTGATTGCCGCTTTGAGGATAATCCCCCACTTCTTCCGCTTGGATGTTTTCCACCCAAGAAGTTCACGAAGGGCATCGATGATGCCCATGCCTAATTTGACTTGGATAGGATCGATCACGGGTTCAGCCTCATGCCTTTGATGTCGCCCGGCGGGTCCGGCGTCGGAGGTGGAACCTCGGCCGTCTTGATCCTGATTATCCAACCACGGGCCGCCCCGTCGACCGTCGCATAGGCCGGGTCGGTCGATTTCGCCCAAGCGGAGGTTTCCTCCTGGGCGCCTACCGTTCGAATGGTCTGAACCTCTATGTCGAGGTCGCCATCCGGGTAATTGAGGACGAGGGGGGCTTGGTTCGGAACGACTTCCCCGGCGAAAACCTGTGAGGCGGCGCCCGGAGCGCTCGAATTGGCAGGGGCGAACACGAGCCCGCCGATGGTTGTCCCGGTTTCCCTGGCCATCAATGAGAAGGTATGCGGGCCGGCGCTAAGGCTGAAAACAGCCGGTGTGCCGCCTTCGCCGCCTTGGGATTCTGGCCGCAACTGAATCCGCGCCCAAACCATCGCCCCGGCCGTTTGCCCGGTTCCGACGATCGGCGTATCCCAAACCTGTGATTGGACCC